TCCCGTTTGCCGGTGAATCGCTGCAGTTCGGGCAGTTAACATTCGATGTCATCCTTGACGAAGACATGAAGGTATATCAAGAATTGTATCTGTGGTTCGAGAGCATGGTAGAATTCAATCACCGACTTAATATTACGCAGGATCCTGCGCCGCCATCCTATCAAGACATCACACTTTTCGTATTGACAAGTTCGAACAATCCGAACCGCGCATTTAAATATATCAATACAACTCCTATCAATATCGGAAACATAAACTTTTCTGCTACCTCTGACGGGCAATATATCACGTTCCCCGTAACATTTAGATTTGACTATTTCACTCTTGCATAGTACAATATAGTCTATACAGTATTATTAGGAGCACTACATCATGAACTTAGAGCAGTTGCATGCCGAATGGAAATCCGACTCTCAAATTGAATTTAACAAACTGGACGTCAGTTCAGTCGAGACCCCAAAATTACATGCCAAGTATCTCGAGTTGCTTTCAACGTACAAACTCAAGTTGAAGGACGCAGAGTTCAAACAGAAAGAACTCATGAAGAACAAGTATCTTTATTATGAAGGAAAGTTATCCAAAGAACAAATTGATCATTTCGGTTGGACTTATGATCCGTATGATGGTTTATCTGCTACAACAAATAAATTCAAAGAGCAATTTATTGAAACTGATGAAGATCTAGTACAAAGCGAAGCGAAGATACAGTATCTGATAACCTACATTGAGACTTTAAAGGAGATACTAGAAAATTTAAAATGGAGGCATCAAACAATTCGAAATGCAATCGAATGGAGAAAGTTTGAAGCAGGATTTTAATGCACTTTAGGATACTATTTCTTATAAATAAAATCAGAGAAGAGGATGTTGCAGCATCCTCTCCCCCTAAACATAATAACTAAGAGAGGTAGTTATCATGCCTACTACTATATATCACAAACATCATATCGTTCCACGTCATATGGGCGGCACAGACGAAGATTCGAATATCGTTAAATTAACTATCACTGAGCACGCAGAAGCACATAGAATACTCTACGATCAATACGGTAAAAAAGAAGATTACATTGCATGGAAAAATTTACTGGGGCAGGGCAAAGATCCAGAAGTTTGGGCGGAAAAATCCCGCTTGGGTGGTTTGAAAAGCAGCACTAAAGGGATTAAACATACTGAAGAGCATAAAAGAAAAGTTTCTGCTTCCAAAACTGGAGTTCCTAGGCCATATATGCAAGGCGAACTTCACCCTAAAGCGAAAGCGGTAATTGGAGACGGAATACGATACAAAACAATAAACGAAGCGGCGGCAGCGAACGGGGTCACAAGATTAACAGTTAGAAACCGAATAAATAATAAAAACTTTGATTGGTATTTTTGCGATTAATGGAAGTAATTAAACTGAGAATGAAAGATTATTCGATGCTGCAGATGATAGAGTGCGCGCCGCATGTCGTCTCTGAGTTGTCAGAATATTTTACATTCGAGGTTCCTGGCGCTAAGTTTATGCCGAGTGTTAAGAAGAAGGTGTGGGACGGAAAGATCCGTATGTTCAATCGCACCAACGGTGAGATCAACGCGGGACTGTACTGGGCAATCAAGAAGTTTGCCATCCAGCGAGGATACGGGATCAAGGTCGAAGAAGGTCCATATGGGTATCCATACGATAAGAACACCGTAAATCATATGAAAACAATGGAGTGGTTTGACACTCTGAATCTGCCATTTAAACCTCGCGACTATCAGTATGATGCTATAGCACACGGTATTGAAAACAAAAGATGCATTCTCGTTTCCCCGACAGGTTCGGGTAAGTCGTTTATCATTTACCTGCTCTCGCGCTGGTATTTGGAAAACCACAATAAAAAAATCCTCCTGGTTGTTCCGACCACATCGCTCGTGGAGCAGATGTACAAAGATTTTTCCGAGTACGGGTATGATGTCGAGGCAAACTGCCATCGCATCTACTCCGGAAAGGACAAGGAAACGGAATGCCCGATTGTCATATCAACATGGCAGTCAATCTACAAATTACACCCTAACTGGTTTCATCAGTACGGTTGTATCATAGGCGACGAAGTACACGGATTCAAGTCCAAGTCGCTGTCTTCGATTATGAATAAAGCGATTAATGCTGAATATCGTTTCGGCACCACGGGTACGTTGGATGGCACACAGGTTCACAAATTGGTTCTTGAGGGACTGTTCGGACCTGTTAAGAAGGTCATCACAACGCACGAACTTCAAAAGAAAGAAGCGCTTGCACAACTCGACATTGATATCATACTGTTAAAATATGCCGAAGAGTTTTGTAGACCGACAGAGAATAGGAGTTACCAAGATGAAATTGATTTCCTCGTCACATACGAAAAGCGAAACAAGTTTATCGCAAACCTTGCAGTCAATCAAACTGGAAATACACTTGTTCTGTTTAACCTTGTGGATCGCCACGGCAAGGGTCTACGGGATTTAATTGAGTCGAGATTACAAGATGGACAACGACTCTTTTTCGTCTCGGGCGAAACAAAAACAACAGACCGCGAACAGATCAGGAATATTGTGGACAAGCAAAAGAATAGCATTATACTCGCTTCTCTGGGCACTTTCTCCACTGGTATTAACATCAAAAATCTGCATAATGTTATATTTGCATCTCCATCAAAAAGTCAAATCCGAGTACTCCAATCGATAGGTCGGGGTCTTCGTTTGTCTGATGACGGATCGGTAACTAAACTGTATGATATCGCAGACGATCTGCACTGGAAATCCAAGAAGAACTTCACTCTGCTGCATAGCGGTGAAAGAATTAAGATATATACTAAAGAGAAATTCCCCTATAAAATTACTCAGGTAGAAATTTAATTATGCTGTCGAATGTGATGCAATTCAAATTGACAAATGGTGAAGAAATTATATGTCAGGTCGTAGACTGGCCAGAAGATGACGACACCGATTATATCGTACATAATGCATTGTTACTGATGCAACAAATTGTCAATGGAACTAGAACAAAATATATGTTCAAACCTTGGTTTACCATGGCAGAAAAATCTGATCAGTATATCTCAATCTCCAAAGAACAGATTGTTGCTTGCGTATACCCCAATGAGATTCTCAACGTTGAGTATATTAATGCTAAACGCGAAATGTATTACAGATCCAGATCTAAACAAATTGAACCTGCGTCACCACCTTCATCGATGAATGATCCATTCAATTATAATGAAAAAGATGAACAAAAAAAGTTCGAAGAAATGCAAAAAGAAATACTTGCATTAATTGATGAGATAGAAAAAAGTAATGAGTTGGATGAAATGCATAGCGATTCTGATAGTCCGTCCAATGTAATCAAATTCCCAGGACCTGATTCGATTCACTAATATATTCTCCCCTGCGATCCATGGCTTGATTTTACTAATTTTCAACGATAAAGTAAAGCCTTGATTTTTAGTTATTTTTTTTGTATAATGTATGAAGTATTTGAGGTAAGGGTATCTGTATGAAAGCGAAAGACAAACCGCATTATGTTAACAACGCTCAGTTCTCTGAGGCGGTGGTTGAGTATGTAAAGCACGCGCGCGAAGTAGAAAGTCAGGGGATGGATAAACCTCAGATCAATAACTATATCGCTTCATGTTTTTTAAAGATCGCTGAGGGTCTGTCGCACAAAGCAAACTTTGTACGATACACCTATCGCGAAGAAATGATGATGGACGCAGTTGAGAACTGCTTGAAGGCAATTGATAACTATAACCTTGAGACTGCTACGCGAACAGGTAAACCGAATGCCTTTGCGTACTTCACACAGATCTCATGGTATGCATTCCTCCGCCGCATTGAGCGAGAGAAAAAGCAGCAAGACATCAAGATGCGCTATTTGACTGAGAGCGGCATTGAAGATCTAATTTCTGAAGAGTCACAAAATGATGATGCATTCCGCCAGACTCAGGCATTCGTAGATGAACTGCGTGGACGTATTGACATAGTCAAGGAATCAGATAAAGTAGTAAAGGAATATGAAAAAGGTCAGCGGCAAAAGCGCAAACGCAAAGTTGACTCTGATCTTAGTGAGTTTATAAAAGAGGACGACGAGTATGGGGTGGATTAAATTCTTTACTAAGGGTTTACGTTTGGCATCTAAACCGAATGAAGATCCGAATCCCGAAAACTTAAACGTCGAAAATGCATATAAGACTAGATGGGTTTGGTATCATACCATTCTTGCCTTAGAATTGTTTATGACAAATATCCTACTATTCATCATTGTTGTACAGTTGGCTAATATATAATGAAGATCGCTATTCTTAACGATACCCATTGCGGTATTCGTAATTCATCCGAAATATTAATGGACTATCAGGAAAAGTTTTATCGTGACGTTTTCTTCCCGCATCTTGAGCAGCACGGCATCAAAAAGATTCTGCACTTGGGCGATTACTACGATAATCGTAAGTTTATTAATTTCAAAGCACTCGAACACAATCGGAAGATCTTTCTGGAGAAACTCCGAGAACTACAGATACACATGGACATCATACCAGGAAACCATGACGTATATTACAAGAACACAAATAACCTTAATGCTCTGAAAGAATTACTTGGGCATTACATGCAAGAAGTTCGCATCATTGAGAAACCAATGGTGGTGAATTATGACGGTCTAGACTTCGCATTGATTCCATGGATAAACCACGAAAACGAGGTGGAATCAATGCGCTTTTTATCTAAGTGTAAAGCGACTCATGTGGGGGCGCATTTAGAGATTGCAGGGTTCGAAATGCAAGCGGGTATACCTTGTACGGAGGGAATGCCTGCAAGCGTGTTTGAGCGATTTGAGAGCGTTCTGACGGGACACTTCCATACCAAGTCGTCAAGCGGCAATATCCACTACCTTGGATCGCAAATGGAGTTCTTCTGGAACGATGCACACGATCCAAAATACTTCCATGTTTTTGACACTGATACTCGTGAATTGGAAGCGGTAGAGAACCCTGTTCGACTATTCGAAAAGATTTACTATGACGATACACGCGAGAAGGCAGACTACTATTACAATGCAGGTAAGCTTCCTGACATTGACGAAAAGTTTGTCAAACTAATTGTAGTCAACAAGTCCAACCCCAAACTCTTTGAGAAGTTTGTTGATCGTATCAACTCTCGCCGCATACATGAGTTGAAAATTGCTGAGAACTTTGAAGAGTTCGTGGGGTCGTCAGTCGAGGACGAAAAAGTTTCTCTTGACTCCACCGAAGATTTATTGTATAGTTATGTTGATGCTGTTGATACTCCGCTCGATAAAGATCGGATCAAGAGCATGGTTCATGAACTAATGATTGAGGCGCAGACTCTAGAACTCGTATGATATTTTTTAAAATGCTACGGTACAAGAACTTTCTTAGTACTGGTGATTCGTTCACGCAAATTGATCTTAACAGAAACTCATCGACGCTGATTGTCGGGCAGAATGGTGCCGGTAAGTCTACCATGCTCGACGCGCTCTCGTTTGCTCTGTTCGGTAAGGCACACCGCAATGTCAACAAACCACAACTGATCAACTCTATCAATCAAAAAAACTGCTTGGTTGAGGTTGAGTTCTCGGTCAACGGTTCAGACTACAAGATCGTGCGGGGTATTAAACCTGTGCGCTTTGAGATATGGCGCGACGGCAACCTAGTGAATCAGGACTCGCACAATAAAGAGTATCAGAAAGTCCTCGAGCAGAATATTCTGAAACTAAACCACAAGTCGTTCCATCAGATTGTTGTTCTGGGTTCGTCATCGTTCGTGCCATTTATGCAGTTACCCTCGCATATTCGCCGTGACGTAATAGAAGATCTGTTGGACATCAATGTATTCTCCAAGATGAACGGTATCCTCAAGGAGCGTCAGTCTGTCCTCAAGGAACAGGTTCGAGCGAACATCGCCGACTTGGATGCAGTTGAGATGAAGGTCAAGACGCAGAAACGATATGTTGAGAAACTTCATGATCTTAACCAAGAAGCGAAGTATGAGAAACTCAATGAGATCAAAGCACTTGAAGAAACCATTGAAGAACTTCGTGCATCGCAGGAGGAAGCAGATCGCGACTCGCTAGATGCGCTCAAGGTTAAGTCGACAGATACAATTAAAAAGATATCTGAAGTCGAGAAGTACGATTATCAGTTCGGAGTGAAACAAAAAGAACTGAATAAGGAAATTACATTTTATGAAAACAACGCAACATGCCCCACCTGCGATCAAGGTATCGATGAAGAATTTAAACAGGAAAGAGTCGACTCTTCCGCAAAGAAGTGGGACCAACTCGAAGAAGGTAGGCACCAAGCAGCAGCAAAGGTAAGAACGCTCAAGCGAACCCTCTCTGAACTTGAAGAGGAGATTGATCAATGCACCGCCAAGGTCGTTGAAATCGATAAGCGAAACATGCAGGTAAGTGAGTACCAACGCAGGATTACTGAACTGCAGTCACAACTTAGCAAGTATGAGCAGGATACAGGCGATATCGAAACAGCAGAAAAAGAACTGAATATTTTGACCGAACAAAAGTATGAGGTTGTTGAAGCGAAATCTAATCTTGCCGACAGAACATCATATCACGTGGTGATCACTGAGATGCTGAAAGATACGGGCATCAAGACTAAGATCATTAAGCAATACTTGCCCGTGATCAATAATCTCACCAACAAGTATCTACAGGTGCTGGACTTCTTCGTTTCGTTCCACCTCGACGATACCTTCAAAGAAACCATCAAGTCGCGCCACCGTGATGCGTTCTCGTATGACTCATTCTCT